GGACGAGTGGTTACACAAAAAGGAAATCGTCAAGAGTATCATCAAGGCAAAACTGGGAATATTTGATACGATAGTATACGGCAGAAAAACTACAATCCAACCTGTCAGCAAAAAGGATTCAGATCAGTTTTTGGATGATAATCATTTACAGGGCAGATGCATTGGTAAATCCTTTGGTCTCTACTCCAATGCAGAATTAGTGTGTATGATTACAGTAGGTAAATCTAGGTTTGATTCATCCCATGAGATATACAGATTTGCATCTAAGATCGGGCATAAGATCATTGGTGGATTTAGTAAATTACTCATAGTGGCAAAGGAACATCTTGGAGTGGAACAGTTGTCTACCTATGCGGATATGAGATATTCCAATGGTGAAACGTATAAGAAATTTGGCGAGTTTGTCAGGACCACCAACCCAGGATACTTCTGGGTTAATCCCAGTAAGAATATTAGGATAAACCGTTTCAGTACACAGAAGCATAAGTTGGCAAAGTTGTTGGGGGCGAAGTTTGATCCCACCAAGACAGAAAATTATAATATGGAAAATGCAGGTTATCTAAAAATTTACGACTGTGGTAACCATTTGTACATGGTCTAGAAATAAAAAAAGGAACCACGAATGGGTTCCCAAGACTGCTCTTTGCGGCAGGTTGTATTATTTATATAAATAGTAACATACATATCAAGGAATACTATGACAATACTATCATGCCCCTTCCCATCCAACGTGAACCCTTTATCCTCCAATGGGTTTAGATTTGGTATACAGAGAGCACCTGACCTGGGATTTTTCTGTCAGTCTGCAACAATACCAGGACTCACACTGAACCAGCATAATCTTGCCACACCATTATCAAACATGGCACTTCCAGGCGCTACACTGGACTTCACTCCATTGGATATTGAGTTCATGGTTGATGCTGAAATGAAAAACTATCTATCCATATGGAACTGGATGATCGGTCTAGGATTTCCTGAGACATGGCAACAGTATACTGATTTCCTCACAACAGATCCAATTGGTGGCAACACTGAACTCAGCAAAGATTTATCTGATGGCACTTTGTCTATCCTCAATAATTCCTTTGTGCCGATCCAGACTATCCAGTTTGTTGGACTATTTCCTATCTCTATAAATACACTGACCCTGCAAGCAACTGCAACAGATGTCAACTATCTGATCTGTAGTGCATCGTTTCAGTACTCGCATTATAAGTTCATAAGCAACTAATTTTATTTGAAGTGTAGTAGCATTATAGTTACAACCATCAACAACGTGAGGAATACAATATGAACATGACTGATCTACTGGAATTGTGGGATACCGATTGCCAAATCGATGAACTGCATCTAGACAAGGCATCACTGAATACACCCCAGTTGCACTCTAAGTATCTAAGATTGATGACTGACGTAAAACTGAAACTTGCCAAGACTAAGTTAGACTACAACACGTTACGACAAACAAAGTTCAGGTACTATCGTGGTGAGTTACCCCGCGAAGAATTGGTTGAGTTGGGGTGGGATCAGTGGCAAGGTGTAAAACCATTGAAGTCAGAACTCGACGAATTTCTAGTGGGTGATACTGATCTAAACAATACCAATATCAAAATCGAGTATCTCAATACAATGATATACACTATTGAGTCTATCTTGACTGCTCTTAGGAATAGAAACTGGGACATTCGTAACGCAATCGCTTACAAGCAGTTCCAGGCAGGCGGATGATCACAATAGAAAAACTCAATGAAGTGCATTTGCTGGTGCGGTGCGATGATTCCATTGCGCAGGAGTTATCCGATCATTTCAAATTTCGAGTGGAAGGATATCAGTTTGTGCCTTCATATAAAGCAAAAATTTGGGATGGATATGTAAGACTGTTTGATCTGCATCGCAAAACATTATACGTTGGTCTTTATGATTTTCTATTGAAGTTTGCGGAGAGACACGACTATACAGTGAAGACAGTTGATCCAATTGTCGTTGATAATAATATCAGTATGGCAGAGGTTCACGAGTATCTGAAGTCACTGGATCTATATGGTCATGGCAAACCAATTGTGATTCGTGATTATCAAATTGATGCCATCCATAATGCAATCAATACTAATCGTGCCATACTCTTGGCTCCCACTGGATCCGGTAAGTCTGCCATACTGTATAGTATCTCAAGATGGCACATTGAACAGGATAGAAAGATACTGATCCTCACCCCAACCACTCTGTTGGTGGAACAACTCTATAATGATTTTGCTGACTACTCCAGTAACAATGGTTGGTCCGTTGATGATCACTGTCAAAAGTTATACTCTGGATTCACTCGGGATTTTTCCAAACATGTTATGATCTCGACTTGGCAAAGTATCCACCGACAACCCAAGTCATGGTTTGAACAATTCGATGTGATACTCTGCGATGAATGTCATCTTGCCCAAGCAAAGTCTCTGGTGTCCATTCTGGAAAAGACTGTCAATATGAAGTATAAGGTCGGAACAACGGGAACACTTGATAATAATAAGTGTATAGACAAGAACTCCATGGTTAGCACAGTTAACGGTCAAGTGGCAATATCTAATTTGAAGGTTGGGGATGTTGTGATCACCATCAATAATCTCACATTTGATAGTGAGATGAATAAAGTTGTTAGAGTTCTTAACAATGGCAATAAAAAAACAATGATCCGAATTAGAACAAAACACAACGAATTAGTTGTGACAGAGGATCATAATATATTAACAGTTTTGGGTTGGAAAGAGGCTAAAGACATTACAGAAAAGGATGTAATTATTCGAGTTAGTTCTATATGACTATACAATCACCTTTCTTCCCACCCTCCAATCGCAATAAACCTCTGTTTCAGTTCTTCTAGTGTCTCTGGAGCTTTATTCACTTTAGGGTCGTTCCAGTGACCCAACTGGTGACTCCTAAAGTCAGTTTTTAGCACCCATTCGTAACAATAAGGGCAATTATATTCAAGTTTTTCCATGTCAAAGTTTTATTTCTTATAAATAGAGTATATGTTATCTAAACATATGTTCTCCACGAGATTGGCGTCTCCGAGAACTCTAATACTACAGGAGAGCATCAGCATGACTATTTATCCAACAGTACTACACATCAAACAGCATTCCGTACAGATCTCAAGTATTTGGTAAAAACCAGAAGGAGATCTGTATGAACTACGAGAAAATACACAACGACATAATCAAACGAGGGACAGATTTAAAAAGGATAAAGACTTTTCCGGGCGAATATGAAAACCACCACATTATCCCTAAATGTATCGGAGGTACAGATGACGTTAACAATTTAGTCAATCTTACTCCCAGAGAGCATTATATTTGTCATAAGTTACTATACATTATTCACAAAAACAACCCTTCGAGATATGCTAAATTAGGGAAAGCCTGGTCGTGTATGGCAAGATCATCGCACACAAACCCCAGACATTTTCATATAACTTCGAGAGACTTTGAACATATGAGGCGCATAAATGCTGAGTATTGTAGTAAACTGTTTAAGGGTAGACGTATATCTGATGCTGAATTACGACGAAGAATTGAAAATAACTCAAACAAAAGATGCGTTGTGGTATTTGGTATCGAATTTAATCAATTGAAAGATGCAGTATTACACTTCAATACCTCAATTCACGTGATGAATAGGGTTCTATCGGGCGAATTGGATGAAAGGTATCTAGTAGATCCTGAATATGCTCGTGAGGTCAAGGGAGATGCTATAAGGAAATCGAAAAAAATAGCATATGACCAAAGAGGACCTAGAACCTGGGAAGAAATGCACGGGAAAGATCGATCTGACGCGATGAAGATCGATCTTATTGATCGATTAAAAAACAGAGGACCAGATTCAGAGGAAACTAGAAAGAAAAGGTCTACCGCTAAATTAGGTAAAACTCCTTGGAATAAAGGTAAAACTTCTTCTACTGAAACTAAACAGAAAATCTCCGATGCCCGAAAGGACATACATATAAGTAGTACAAGATATCGGGTAATTGAACCAAGTGGTCTGGAACACATCGTAGATCGCATTGGTCTTTGTGAATTTTGGAGACGTACATATAACTGTGAAAGACCTGCTCCATTTAAGAGAGTTGGGCAAACTGGGTACGCAAAAGTAATACAAGGTAAATGGAAGGGGTTTGAAGTATATGTATTACCAATTTAACGAAAAAAATGTGGTATGTGAGGATGTTCTGTCAGTAGAACATATCGACTACGATGATGATGTGTATGATATAGAGGTAGAGAATAATCATAATTATATTGCAAATGGGATTGTTGTGCATAACTGCCACAACCTTGTTCTCCAGGGAATATTCGGACCCATCCATAAGGTAACCACATCCAAGGATCTGATGGATGCCGGTACACTTGCTAAGTTGAACATCATTTGTATCGTGCTGAAATATGCCGACGAAATAAGAAAGGCAAACAAAGATATGAAGTATCAGCAGGAGATTGACTTTCTTGTATCCAACACTAAGCGAAATCAGTTCATAAAAAATCTAGCACTAAATACTAAAGGTAATACACTTGTACTGTTTCAGTATATCCGACATGGCACTGTATTGAATGATCTGATCAGGAATGCTGCCATTGAGAACAGGAAAATCTTTTTCGTGCATGGTGGAACTGAAGTTGAAGACAGAGAAGCAATCAGACATATCACTGAATTGGAATCAGATGCAATCATAATTGGAAGCGTGGGCACACTTTCAACA